ATTGTCAAAGAGATACGCCGATACGAACGTATCTCCGGCCCGGTATTTGCGAGGGCGTAATGGCTACCATTGTTGAGGTTGGTGACGTTGAGGGTTTTATCCTTGACGACCCGATAGCGGGTGTGCTAGATAACACGGTTTATACGCTCGGCGGTGTGGTGTTTACTGACGTGTCAGCGTTCGTGCGCACGGTAGGTATAGCGCGTGGCAAGAACCGTGAACTAGACAGGTTTGACGCTGGCACGTGTTCTGTGGTTTTGAATAACGAAACGCGAGCATTTGACCCTCAGTACCCCGCAGCTCAGTTCAGCAGCCTCGTTATACCTAGACGTGAAATACGGGTCACCACTGACGGCGTGCGGGTGTTTACGGGTATCACTGATGACTGGAACTTCGAGTATGACCCTACGGGTGAAAGCAACGCGGTTATTCAGGCATCTGATGAGTTTACGTTGTTGGCTAGGCAGCTCACGACTACGCAGGTTGCTAGCACGCAGGATTCTGGGGCGCGTGTGAGTGCGGTGTTGGATATGGCTTCAGTTGATTGGCCGGTTGACCGACGCAATATCAGTGAGGGCGAGTCAATTTTGGGCACCGACCTGATTGAGGGTAACGCCCTTGACTATTTGCACACTGTTGAGGCGAGCGAACAGGGGCAACTATTCATTTCACGTATGGGTGTGCTGACGTTTTTGAGCAGGCTTGACGCCACCCCGACAACTGACAGCCTGATTACGTTCGCTGATGACGGTACGGGTATCCCGTTCACGGGTGTTGCCGTCAACTACGGTACCGAGCTGCTAGTGAACAGCGCCGTTGTTACCTCAGCAGCCGGCACAGGTATTGCTAACAATCAGCGCAGCCGTACCGCGTATGGGGTGAGTGCTGAAAGTATTGACACACTGGTCAACAGTCAAGCGCAGCTCGATAACCTGGCCGACTTTATTGTCAGCAAATACGCTGACCCTGAATATCGTTTTGATGCTATATCCATGAACCTTGACACTATGGGTGCCGGTAATAAGGCAACTGTTCTCGCTATGGAAATCGGCGACGTTATTCTTATCAAATTCACGCCTAACGATATAGGCACACCGATTGAACAGTACGGGCAAGTTATCCGAATTGATAATGTGGTGGAGGAAACACGTCACGACGTTGTGATTGGTGTGGCTGCGTTAGACTTTACGTTCTTGGTATTGGATGACGCGGTGTTCGGTAAACTAGGTTCTAACGCTTTGGCCTTCTAAGGAGTAACAACATGGCAGGTGCCGGCTTCAAAGATTTTCAGGCAGGTGAGGTACTCACAGCCGTTGACGTTGACACGTATTTGATGCAGCAGACCGTGATGGTTTTTGCGAGTACGGCTGCTCGTGGTTCAGCGATTGGTACACCTACTGAGGGAATGTTCTCGTACCTCAAAGATACTGACGCGCTAGAATATTACACAGGCGCATCCTGGGTCGCTTTCAGCGCGGGTGGCGGCGGCTTTGAAACTAATTTCTTACTGATGGGAGCGTAGGTTGGCTACGAACTATAAAACACTGGGTCAGCTTGACTTGACTAGCTCATCTCTGACAACGTTATACACTTGCCCGGCTAGTACTGAAACGGTTTTGAGTACTGTGATTATCGCTAACCGTGCAAGCGCTGCTGACACGTTCCGGCTAGCGTTGCGCACTGATGGTGACGCCATTTCTGATAAGCACTATCTCGCCTACGACGTTCCGGTGGCCGCTAACGACAGCACCACGCTCACCCTAGGTATTACTATGGCCGCGACTGATGTTCTCTCAGTTGCCGCTTCCGGTACTGCTTCGGAGTTGTCGTTCAACGCTTTCGGTGCTGAAGTAACCGTCTAAAGGGGGTAACTACTAATGGCTGTTACTCGAATGTCTAAAAGTTCTATTGGGGACTTTCAGAAAGATAACCGTATGGGCTTTGGTTTCTATGGCCCGCCCTTTCCAACTGAGTATGTTGTGGTTGCTGGTGGGGGCGGTGGCGGTGGGGCGTCAGGGAACAACACTCGTGCGGGTGGTGGTGGGGCTGGGGGGTATCGCTCCAATGTTGCCGGTGAGCCTTCTGGTGGTGGGGCTTTGGCTGAGTCGGCTTTAACTTTGGCTCCTGGAACTTATACGGTTACGGTTGGGGCTGGTGGTGCGGGGGGTCCTAACCGCAACACTGGGGGTTCTTTGGGTAGTAATTCTGTTTTCAATCTTGTAACTTCCACGGGTGGGGGAGGTGGGGGTACATACGATGATGCGGCTACGGCTGGGGGGTCAGGTGGTGGTGCGGGAACCTATCAAAGCTCAGGGAACGGTGGTCAGGGTTCAGTTCTTCAGGGTTTCGCGGGTGGTGACTCAGACCAGAACTTGGCAAATAATAATACCGCTGGAGGTGGCGGTGGAGGCGCAGGGTCGATTGGTGAAGACGGCTCCACTGACGGGGCAGGCTTTGGGGGTGACGGAGGTGACGGCGTAACATCATCTATTACGGGTTCAGCAGTTGGGCGTGCTGGAGGTGGTGGTGCTTCTGGTGGTCAGGCGGCAGGTGTCGGAACTGACGGTGGAGGTGACGGCGTACTCCAAACGGGGGCGGGAACCGCTGGCTCAACTAACACGGGCGGTGGAGGTGGTGGCGCAGGTCAGCAGACTTACAACAATCCCACAAGCGGGGGAGCAGGTGGCTCCGGTGTTGTTATCTTCAAAATTATAAAATCTGCAAGCCTTTCATTCTCCGCCGGTGTCACACAATCCACGGTGACTACGGCAACCCATAAAATTGTTACGGTCACTGCTACAAGCACGACTTCAGAAACGGTGACTATCTCATGAGCCACTTTGCGAAACTAGACGAAAACAACATTGTGACCTTCGTGACCGTAGGCAGGCAGGAAGATGACGGTTTGGAAGCGGAACTGACCGCACGCACCGGCGATGTCTACAAGCAGACGTCTTACAACACTAGGGGCGGTGTCCACTACACCGATGGGGTGCCTAGCGATGACCAAACCAAAGCGCTGAGAAAGAATTACGCTGGGATTGGTTTCACTTACGATGAAGAGCGGGATGCGTTTATTCCGCCGAAACCGTTTGAGTCGTGGGTTTTGGATGAGGGCACTTGTTTGTGGGTTGCGCCGGTTCCTTACCCTGAGGATGGGGAATCGTACACCTGGGATGAGGATGCTGGGGATTGGGTAGCGGTGCCTAATGAGTGAAGAACTGATTGAACAGGTGGCACGCGGCTTCATCATGTCATGGGCTGACCATCAAGACGGCGAAACCACACTCAGCCCTGATAGCGCACTCATGCGTACCCTAGACGCACGCGATGACCGTGACGCCATCATTCAGGCTGGCTATCGAAAGGCTGTTGACCGTTACGTTACTCACGCCGTTGAGGTGTAACCGATGAAGCTGCAACAACCCTGGCCTGAAGGGTACGGCATCAACGCACGAAGCCCATACGGGTGGAGGCGACACCCCATTACTGGTAAGCGCACATTTCATCACGGCGTTGACGTAGCACTGCCGAAGGGCACACCACTAACAGCCCCCGCCGACGGGGTTGTTGTGCATAAGGGTAACGGTGGCTCAGGTGGCATCACCTTGATTGTGAAGCACGCAGCTGACGTGTTCACAGTGTATTACCACCTCAGCAAACCATCACATCTGCTGAAGGGGTCACGGTTTGAGGCTGGCGAGGTAATCGCACACTCAGGAAACACGGGTGCCAGTACCGGCCCTCATCTTCACTGGGAAGTCAGAAAGTCAAAGCGGTGGGGTAACACTGTTGACCCGGTACCGTTCCTGATTGGTGCGCCTAGTGTTACCCCGCCACCGTTGAAAGTTGACGGGCGCATGAGTAGGAAGACCTGGAAGGCCTTTCAGGCGGCTTTGAAAGCTGCCGGCCACTATAAGGGTGTGCCAGACGGTAGGCCCGGTGTGATGACCTACAGGGCCGTTCAGGCATGGTCTGGGGCTAAGGTTGACGGCGTTCTGGGGCCGCAAACCCGTCGCGCTGTCCAAGAAAAGCTCGGTGTGAAGGCTGATGGGGTTTGGGGTAGGCAAACAATATCCGAACTGCAACGGCAACTGAATCGAGGGTTGATGAAATGACCGAGCAAGAACCGTCAATGCGTGTCACGTTGCGTGATGTGTACGCACTGGTCATGGAGATGCGTTCGCAGCTTGAGAAACTGAATCAGAACCTACCTACCACGGCGCAGAAACTTGAGGAACATGAGCGGGAAACTAAAGACGAGTTAGTCAATATCAACGAGCGCCTACGCAAAGTGGAAATGAGGGTGTGGCAGATAATGGCTATCGCAGGGTTTGTGAGCGCAGCCATGCCGCTGCTAGTGAGGTTCATGGATGTCTAAACCATCGTGGCGTATACGCAGGCGCGTTATCTGGTCGTCAATAGTAGGCGGGTTCAGCATGATTGGGCTCGGTGCTGTCGGTTTGTTCTACGATAAGATGACTGGCGAACTAATTACCGGCGGTGTTGCGCTCGTAACCCTAGTGGCCTCAGCCTATATAGGCTTCGGCACGGTTGACGACAAGTGGCATCACACTAACGAAATGGAGAACGCTGATGGATAGATGGCTCAAGTATTGGGATTACGCTGGCGAACGCGCTGTGAAGACTGTGGCGCAGGTTGCCATTGCCACGATTGGTGTCGGTGCTGCCGGCATTCTTGAAGTTGATTGGGTGAACGTTGCTAGCGTGTCAGCTTTGGCTGGCATCATGTCGCTGCTCACTTCGGTACTGCAATATGACCGCACTAGGGGTGTTGAGTGATGGCCGACCTTGATTTGGTTGAGAACCTTGACGGCTACGCGATACCCGTTGACCCAATGGATTTGCTTCACTGTGACAGCTGCCAGTAGTATGAGTGCTGGTAGGTACATATAGTTCCTTTCGGTTATGAAACAGCCCCCGGTGGTGGAAGCCGGGGGCTGTTTCTGTTAGCGCTACTCAGCGAGCCATTTGTATAGGGTTGGCCGTGTTACGCCGGAGCGTTTGGCTATTGAACTGATTGGGGTGCCGTTGGCAGCCATGTCACGAACACCCTCTTTGAGGGCTTTGGTGATTAGCCGTAACCGTTTCAGTTGCCACTCACGCATATCCGCTAACTGGTCAACTGGCAGCTCTTGCAGCTCGTCACCTATGGGTTCACGCATCCTGTTTCTCCTGTTCATCGTTTTGTCGTTTTCTGTAGTCAGCGCGTTCGGCTAGCTCAGCGTTCACTGCCTCACGGTACTGCTCCAGGTTTTCGTCATCAAGCCCTTCAAAGAGGTGCAAGAAATTGAAGTATGCAACCTCAAGACCTAATGCCATGCGCTGAATGATTGACATACCCTTGATGCTGTATAGGTAGTCATCGTCAGCCCATTCAATGTTTATGGGGTCTGGTACGCCTTCGCATGACAACCATTCAGCTATGACCTCGTGGTTGTATGCGGGTATGGTGGCGGCAACTACCTCGTGAACCATGCGGTGTAGGTCGGTTGGTTCTTCGGTGGCCATGATTTCTGCCACCTGGTCGAGCAGGTAGTTTTCCTGGTCGAAGTTCAGCATATATTCGCTACGCCGCATCAGGCTGCCCTCAGCTCAAACTCGTACCGGCGGTTCACGTTGGCTACGTGGAGCCAGTGCAAAGCGTCGGCGGCAGCGGCCATGGTGTCGAATACGGCGCGGTCAATAACTTCGCCGGTTTCTTTTATTGCTATTTGTACCTGGTACATTTTGTACCCCTTTCGTGTGTAGGTGTAAACCATATTACACGCAAACCGTATACCACGCAACACTATTGCCTCTTTTTTTTGAGGTTTTTTTGCAGGGTACTTGACACACTACGTATATGAGTTTACATTTGGGGCAGGCGCAAACCGTGCGCCATACCTAACCGAAGGGAGCCCAGCATGGGTGCCATGAGTCAAATAGATGCAGCCCGGCAGGAAGCCGGCTTCAGTGTTGGACAGGTCACAGACTGGTTCAACCGTAACCGCAACCTCGACAGAGAGATACTGCTGATGGTTGCTACCGACCCGCAACTGTTGCGGTACGCCATCAACAGCCAACGTATGCCGGCACCTAAACCGGCTACCGACCACGTTGCACTGCAACAGCGCCGGCCACGTAAACCGAAATGGGACTTGTCCATGACACACGATGAGGCAAAAATTATCCTCGGCACGTTCACGGCGGTTACCCTTACAACCCTCGTGCTGGCCATCAGTTTGGCGGTGGCCTGATGCGGTGGTGGTTCGTGTTTGCGGCAGGCGCACTGTTCACTCTGTTGCCTGGCATGGTAAACCCGCTGGCCGTGGTGAATGGGTCAACACTGTTAGCGCTAGCGTTGCTCGCATGGGCCTCATACAACATTGCGGGGGACAAGAAATGACAACCATAACCGCGGCCCCTGATTGGTTGCCGTGCGACATTTGTGGCGACCTCGTACCGGCCTCCATACACGGTGAGGAAATGGGTATGTGTTTAGAGTGTTCTAATTTATTCTGGGAACACGACCATGAGGACTGCTCGTGGTCATGTGTTGCTGATATGGCTGGATTTATTTTGAAGCAAAGGGGTAGGAAATGATTACCGAATCGAATGGCCGTGAAATTTTTATTGGCCAACGTGCGCCGTGGGAGATTGACGAGCAGGGCAGGCTAGTGCTGACGTTGAAGCAGGCTAAGGCGTTGGCTGAGCATTTGATGTGGCAGTTTGAATCCGACTCAGAACACGTACTGATTCATGGCACGCTTGATGAGGATGGCTAGCGTTCACTCGCTAGGGTGCCGCCCCATATCCCGTACCGTTGGTTAGTGGTTATGGCGTACTCGAAACACTGCAACGTGAGCGGGCAGTCACGGCACATAGCGCGGGCGGTAGCTGTTGCTGCGTCGCGTAACGTTTTGTTCGCTATGTCTTCAGGGAAAAAAATTTCAGGCAACGCCTGGCAGGGCACACCACCTACCTCGTCTATCTGTTCTACGAGGTTTGTATACGGGCGTTGTGGGTGGTTGCTCATACACTTAGGGTAACGAAAGGGGAACAGATGTTCGAACACCACGCACCATCAAATATCAACGAGGCCGAACTGGTCGGCACGTTTGAAACGGGCAGCGACAGTTGGCATGAGGCTAGGGCTGCTGGTATAGGTGGTTCTGAGATAGGTACCATCATGGGGCTCAACCCGTTTGAGTCGGCGTTCAGTTTATGGGCTAAGCGTACGGGGCAGATACCTAACCCGCCGATAGACAACTGGGCTGTGAGGTTTGGTAATGCTTTCGAGCTGCCTATTTTGCAGCTCTGGGCTGAACAGCATCCTGAGTACACCGTGTTTACCACAGGCACGTACCGCTGGCAGGCTGAACCTTTCATGGTTGCTAACCCTGACGCGCTGGCACGCCATGACGACACGGGCGAGTGGGTTGTTGTTGAGATAAAGACGGCACGCAACCCGTGGGACAAGGTGCCACCGCAATACGTTGCACAGGTTCAGCACTATATGCAGGTGTTGCACTTACCGCGGGCCGTGGTGGCTGCTGTGGCGGGTTGGAACTATGAGGAGCATTGGGTTGAGGCTGACACGTTTCAGCAGCGCACGCAACTTGATGCGGCCCGTCGTTTTTGGCAGCACCTTGAATCTGTTGCGCAACCGGCGTGGGATGGTTCGAAAGCAACCTACGAAGCTGAACGGCGTATGCACCCTGAAATAGATGGGGGTGACGTTGACCTTGAGGCTTTGGGGTTGGAGCTGTTGGCTGTTCAGGCTGAATACGATGAGGCTGAGGCCGACCTACTGCGTATCAAGTCTGAAGTTTTGGGGGCTATGGGTTCGGCGAGGGCGGGTTACGTGGTTGTTGATGGTAAGAAAAAGACTGTCGCTATGCGGCAGGCACGAGGTCAGGGAACACCCTGGCTGGTAGTCAAAAAGTAAAGGGGAAAAACATGGTGAAGCATATTGCTTTCGCTGGCATCATTGTGCATTTTGATGCTGAGGAGGGAACGCCTGAACACGTGCTGGCTGGTATGGCACGGGCACAGTTTATGGATGAAACGCTTTGCGTTTTAGACGAATACGAGGTCGGTGTTTCTGATATTCAGTTGCACCCTGACGTTGAGGCGGTGGCGTAATGGCACAGTTCAACCTGAACGATTACGAAACCGTTGAGGAACGGTTGCGCCGCTTCCTGACCGACAACAGTGATGCGCGTGTGATTACGCACAACGAAACTACTGACGCTGACCGTACGGCCTCGCGATGGGTTGTGCGGGCCGAGATATTTTTGAACGCTGAGGAGCAGAGTGATGGGTTGGCTAAAGCTACAGGCTACGCATTTGAGGTTGACGGTTCTGGGATGGCGAATAAGACGGCTGCGCTTGAGAACTGTGAAACTTCTGCTATTGGAAGGGCGTTGGCTAACGCAGGCTACTCCGGCAATAAAAGGGCTACGCGCGAGGAGATGGAGAAGGTAAGTCGTATGCCGGCGCAACGCAACTGGCTCGCCGACGCTAAACAGGCGCAGGATGTTGAGGCGTTGAGGTTACTATGGGCTGAAGCTAAAGCGGCCAACGCTGCTAAAAGTGTCCTAGATGGGTTGCAGAAACTTGCCGAAGAATTCAGCGGTACTGGAAGCGAGCGTGCGTGAGATTGCGCAGGCTTATTTTCAGGCGTTAGAGCGTGGTGACATTCACGCTGTTTACTTCTGGCGGACAGTTTTGGTTGAAAGGTTGGTGATGCTGCGTGTTGCCATCACAGATAATCAGCGAGATGCAAACGCTCGTGACGACAAGTCGGCAGGGCATTGATGCACTGTATGAGGCTGAAACGGCTTTGGCTCACGCTGAGCATGAGTTGGATACGGTTGAGGCGAAAGCGTTTTTGACGGCTGACGGTACGGTTGCTGAGCGGCAGTACATTGCGAAGCATAAAAGCGCTGACGCCCGGCTGGCGCGTGACATTGCACGGGCTGGGGTAAACCGTGTGCGTACCAAGATTCGTGTCTTGGAGGGCGAGGTTATGGCGCAGGCGACTATTTCAAAGCTGGTTCAGGCTGAGATGAGGTTATAGCAGTTGCGCAATATGTAACAAAGGTCATAAAACGTTTTTATAAAAAGCCATAACCACGACAATCATCGTGGTTAGGTTCCTGGCCGTGCGATATGCTGAACAGCATGGCACTACCCAAAAAGCTCCTCGCACAGTTACAGGCCCGCGACGCCTACTGTTGGCATTGTGGCAGCACTGACGACCTGGTACCGCACCATCGTAAAAATAGGGGCATGGGTGGTGTTGGCCGTAAAAATACTGAGGCGAACAGTGCTGAAAACTTGATGCTAATTTGCGCCGTCTGGAACGGTGTGATTGAGTCGAACGCTGCGCTTGCAGCTACCGCCCGCGGCTGGGGGCACAAACTGGCACAGTACCAAGAACTCAACACGCCCGTATTCGACTGTATGACTAGCACCTGGTACGTGTTAGATGGTGACGGCAGTAAAACTGTTATACCGAGGGAACTAGTTACTTTCTAAAGGGGGTGAGGCGGGTGGCCGCTAACCCTAACTATCAACCTGAGTTCGATATTGACTATCGGCGTGGCATGGTTGGCGAAAACTTGGTCGGCTCGTTTTTGGAACAGCTACCGGGTGGCACGATTGAGGTGAAAACTGATTATCATGCGTGGCGTACTGGCAACCTATACATTGAAACGCATCAGCAGCTAGCGTCAGGTGAGTGGGTCAAGTCAGGCATCAACCTTTCGCAGGCTGATTTCTATTGCTTTGCGGGGCCGGCAGCCACAGGGTTTCTGACTATTCGGAAGCCGATTTTGGTAAACCTGGTTCGTGAGCGTAGCATTCCGGTACGTATGGACAAGAAGAGCGCTACCAGTAGGGCAACGATGGGCTATTTGGTGAAGGTTGCTGACGTGGTGGCGCTCATATTCGAAGGGGATAAGCATGAAAGACCTGGCAGCTTTGAGGGCGGAACTGTATGACACGAGTTACCGCCGACACCGTTACGCCGAGGAACGCATACAACCGCATCAGTTCACCCGCAGCATAAGGCAAACCTACTTCCACGCCGGCAGGTACGCTGAGGGCGCACGTGACACGAACGCGATACTGGCATGGGCTGAGTACGTTCGGAAGCAGGCGTCATGAGCGGGGTTCACAAAGTTATCCGCGAGGCCGGTTACCCGTTCACGATGGTACCGAACGAGGCGGTACGTGACCCACGGCTTAGTGCAACAGCGTTCAGGTTGTTGGCTTACCTGATGAGCCACGAGAACGGGTACGAGTTGACGTATAAGCAGATTGAAAGGCAGACGGGTATGGGCCGGTTTGCTATCAACGAGGGCATAAAGCAGCTCACAGCTTTGGGGTGGTTGCGTGTTGACCGACCTAAAAGACCGAACGGTCAGTATGGGCCTAAAGCGTGGCATTTGCTAAACCCGGCCACCGTTGGTAATTCCACTATGGAATCAGTCCACAGTGGAACGACCAGCGCACTTAAGAAGAACACTAAAAACAAGAAGACAACTAATAGAGAGTCACGCGCTACTGTATTGGCCTCTGATTGGCTGCCTGATGACAGGTTGGTTGACATGTTCGCTACAAAGTGGCCTCAACTTGATAGGGGTTATGAGGTTGAGCAGTTTGTTTTGTATTGGGTTGAGCGTGGTGTGGCTAAAAAGGATTGGGGGTTGACGTTTCAGCGGTGGATGAATGCGCAGCAGAAGGCTGTGGCTGATAGGGGGGCGCGGTTTGTGAAGCCGGCTGCGGTTGTGCCTGATGCGCGGGCGTGGGTGAAAAAGATGCATGACATTGGCGAGCATTGGGAGTGTAGGCCTGGCGAGTTTGGTTGCAAGTAGGGGTCAAAAAAAGTTGGAAAAAAGTTTGGGACAGAGTTGCTCTGGCGCTATCAAGGTGTATAGTTGTTTACAACAGCAACACCAAACCGAAAGGAAACCGAAATGGACCGCGAAGCACTCACCGACAAACTGGCCGCAGCGATTGAGCGAGGCGATAACGAGATGGCGAACGTGATTTACGAACTCATGATGGTTACAAAGTAGAAAAAACAGCAGCCCCCGCTACGGCGGGGGTTAGCTTTCGATACACTAACCGAATGGCCATGGTTGAATGCACCCGTTGCGGGTACGAGTGGGAAGTAACCACCGTGCGCAAGAACCATAACCTCTGCGCCAGTTGCAGGGCACGCAAAGTGCAAAGCGTTCACACCATCAAAGGCAAGTGCATTCCCTGGCACGGGCACTTCGCCAACGACCAAATCACGCCCGTTGATGACGACGGCGAAATAGTTTTGCCCGGTTTGAGGGCGTGCGGCCACAGTGATTGCGTCAGCCCGAATCACGTTATAGACTCAACTGACACGAAAGGGGTTACACATGACCATCAAAGTTGAATTCAACGGTGTAGTAAAAAGCGTGCGCGAGTTTTCTTGGGGCAACGTTCACAACGTTGCGCACTCGCAGCGCAAAAAAGACGAGGCCGGTAATTGGGTGACAGCGGGTTACGACTACATTGACGTTATCTGCCCTGAACAGTATGCCGAGGGCGACCTTATCAACGTGGTTGGCAAGCTAACGACCAAGCGTTTTGAGAAGCGTGACGGCTCGCAGGGTATGGGGTTGCAGGTACGTGCTGAAACCACCGTCAAGACTGCAACACTTGAAAACACTGACAAACGCAACGAGGCGGCCATCATGCAAACGTGGCCGACAGCGCAAATCGGCGAGGAACTTGACCTTGAGGCCCCGTTCTAATGCGGGTAGTAATCAGCAACATCATCATTCTGCTGATGGCGGTGACATATATTTTGCTGGCCATGCAGGCTGAAATAGTGACCGCTGTTTTGGGGTATGTGTTCGGTGGCATCATGCTGCTGGCGTTGCTGCGGAACACGTGGTTACAAACCCGCGAGGCCGACGACGTAGAATAGGTTAGGTGAGCCTTACTTTCACCGTCAAGGGCCGACCAGCCCCGCAGGGCAGCAAACGCTCAATCGGAAACAACCGTTTCATCGAGGCGAGCAAGTTTTTACCAGCGTGGCGCAAAGCGGTAACCGAGCAAGCGCGTGACGCGGTAACTGAGCAACAGTGGCAGCAGGTTGCCGGCCCCGTTGAACTGTATGTGGTGTTCTATCTCGAACGGCCCGCCAGTATTTCAGCCAACAAAAGACCGCTACCTATCAAACCGCCTGACATTGACAAGCTGGTACGCGGTGTGGCTGACAGTTTGTCTGACGCCGAGGTGTGGGTTGACGACGCACAGGTTGTGAAACTGGTAGCCCGTAAAGCGTATGCCGACGACATGGCCCCTGGCGTTTATGTCGAAATCACGGAAGTTTAGTGATATTGTTTCAGCGGGGGTAAACCTATGCTTGAAGATTTGAAACCACCGGCACCCGAACGGGCGTGCAAAGTGCGCACCATCAAAAAGGGGCTGAAGGGTAACAGCGAGGCTGACTTCAACACGTTTTGCGACGTTATAGCTGACACGGATATGTGGCCGGCGGATACGCTGTCAAAGGCTTTGGCGAAACGCGGTATTCATGTGAGCGGCCACGTAATTACCCGACACCGGCGAGGCGAATGCAGTTGCGCTGATGCTTGAGAACCTTGAGCCGGCAGGCAAAGTGCAAACATCACGCACCGTGCGACCCGGTGTTGAGTTTGACGGCAACGAGGGCACGGCCACGACACCCGGCTACCAAACTGAGCCTGAAAGCTTTGACGAGTTTCTCCTTGACGCGGGCCTTGACCCGTCAACAGTTGACGTTATACCGCCAGTGCGAACGAGCAGGTGGCAGCAACAACAGGGCGGCGAACTGGTCTGGCTCACCTCATACCGTTTCACGTTTAGACGTAAAAGCGGCACAGTTGACCTACCGTTGGTTATGGAGCAGGCCCGCAAAAAAGTGAAGCCCGTAAAGCTGCCTAAGTCGGAAGCAAAGTGCCTGGTCGTACTGTGGAGCGATTTGCAGGTAGGGAAAGTGGATTACCGTGGCGGCACTGAGCAACTGTTGCAGAGGGTTGAGCTGACAAAGGCACGACTACTGAACCAGGTTGCTGAGCTGCGCCCGGCAAAGGTAGTGTTCGCTGACCTCGGCGACACTGTGGAAAACTTCTACAACGCGAACGCCCCGCAACAGAACTACAGCAACGACCTCAGCATCATGCAACAGGTTGACCTCGCAACGACGCTGGCATGGGAAACGTTACGGGCCATAGCTGAACGGGTGCCAGAGGTCACGTATGCCAGTGTTGGTTCTAACCACTGTGAGTTCCGCATGAACGGCAAAGCCATAGGCACACCGACTGACGATTGGGGTGTGTTTATAGGCAGGCAGCTGGCACGCCTAGCCAAAGAAACAGGGCTTTCGAATATTTCGTTTACCGAACCTCAAACATGGGACGAGTCATTAGCGCTAGACGTGTTCGGTGACGGCTACCACGTACTAGGTATAGCGCACGGCCACCAAGCTAGACGCCCTGACATGATGGCAACATGGTGGCGGCAACAGGCCTTCGGTAACCAACCCGTAGCAGACGCCACACTGCTCATCCACGGGCACTTCCACCATTTACGTATTACAGAATTGGGCAGCACACCACACGGCAGCTCACGGTTCCTCGTCATGGCACCTACCATGGACAACGGTTCAAACTGGTTCCGGCAGGTGGCAGGTGAGGACAGTATCCCCGGCCTTGCAACACTAATACTCGAAAAGGGTGTGCCCTATACAGGCACTGTTTACAAACACTAGGAGGAAACAATGACCGAAAAACAAGCAACCGAACTGCTCAAGCTGGCTAACGACTTCACAGCACGCATACAAACCGTGCGCGACGCTAGCGACCCACGCATCAGGTATAGCGAACACACCGCAACTGAGGCCACACGGTTAGCTAACGAATACTATGAGAAGGCCGCCGCCTTACTCAAACGCAAAAAGTAACGGCAGGCCCGAAACAGAATGGGCGGGTATCAGTTCCGGCGGCCATGCCTCAAGTGCGGTACGCCTACGTACGGCAGCTACTGTCCCGAACACAAACTGCCACCAAAGGCACGCCCCGACACACCACAACGCAAAGCCAAAAAGGCAGCCCTATATAACAGCGCCTATAGCAAACAGGCAAAGTTCATTCGCCAAACAGCAATCATTTGCCACCTATGCGGGGAGGGGGCTAGGCCCGGCGACCCATGGCAAGCCGACCACATACACCCCGGCAACCCGCACAGCGAACTCAAACCCGCACACCGCTCATGCAACGCCCGCAGAGGCAACAAACCACTACGACACACCTACCCGACACCACAAACACCCCCACCACACCCCCCCCCCGTCGGCATCACAGGGGGCGGGGTCGAACATCGAGGGCGGTCTAGCTTCAC